GATTTTCAAAAGACCGATGACCAGACCCAAGACGAAAGTTAGGTGATGGCCGTTGGCAAATTCACAGTCATATTGGACGAAACGTGAACAGAAATGGCAAGCATCTAATTTCAAGAAAGATCAAGACTTCAATAAGAAGTTGCAATCGATTTATGATCAGGCATTCAAGGACATCAACGACCAGATTAATCAGTTCTACATGAGTTATGCGAAAGCTGAGAACATCACAATGGCTGAAGCAATGCAACGAGTCAAAGCCCATGACGTTCAAGCCTTTTCAGCTACCGCAAAGAAGATGGTGAAGGAAAAGGATTTTTCAGATCAAGCAAACGCCCAATTGAAGCTGTACAACACCACAATGAAGGTAAACCGGCTTGAAATGCTGAAGTCACAGATTGGTGCAACATTAGTTGACGCCGGTGCGAGTGTGGAATCAGAAATGAAGTCGCATCTGTCGAAGTCGTACGTGGACGAAGTGACACGCCAAGCTGGGATTCTGGGAAAAGATCGAGACGATAATTTGATTAAACGTGCTTCTAGCGTGGTCAATGCTTCGTTCCAAGGTGCTCAATGGTCAAGTCGATTGTGGTTGGGGATGGCAGAGTTACAAACTCAATTGGGGGTTCAGTTGTCACAAGCCATGATCTTTGGTCTCAACCCCAGAACCATAGCCAAGAACCTAATGCCGCTTATTAACGACACCGTGAAAAACAAACGGGCCGCAGCGGAACGTTTAGCAATTACTGAAATGGCGCGGGTGCAAGATGATGCCCAGATGAGTTCGTTTCGAAAGTATGATATTAAGTATGTGCTTTGGATTGCTGAACCCGGCGCATGCAAGGTGTGCCAAGATATTGCCAGTTATAACAACGGTATCTATCCAATTGATGACGTGCCATATATCCCAGAACATCCGTATTGTCGGTGTGCTAAAGCAGCATACGTCAAGAAGGGCTCAATCCAACCGGCTAAGGTTGCCAACTCAACCAGTGAAAATGAAGAAGCCACAAGCGTGTCACCTCACAACTTGGGTTCTGTGGCCGTTAAGGGCAAACCGATGAGTATTGAGAAAGCAGACCATCACAATGCAAACCCTAACTATATGGGCGGAGACGCTGTACGGGAATTAATAGCTAAACGTGACGAAGCATGGAAACAGTATAAGAGTGCTCAGGCAGGACATGAAAAATATTATAAACTGTATCACAATACGTATAGCAAGGAGGATTGGAATAAGGCTATTCATTATGAGAATTTAACCAACAAGTTTAGCGCAGCTTACAATGATCTGTACGATCGGATTGACGCAATGAGAAAGGAATATGAATCATATTCAATTAATTGCCAGCGTTGCGCGCCAGCATATGAACTCCGACGTAGAGGTTACAATGTTGAAGCGTTGCCTAATAACGGCGGAACACATCATGATGTATATGAAATTCCAGCAAACATGTGGCGAAATAAAGATGGTTCAATTTCACACCCCGCGTTTGTTGATGCAAATACAAATCGTCAAGTAACTAAAGCGCTGGTGAATCAAATGATCCCAGGAGAACGCGGGACTATTCAATGGAGCTGGAAAGGTGCGAATTCTGCTCACATTGTCAATGTTGAGCGAACCAAAGATGGGATCATGGTCGTTGATTCGCAACCCGGCAAAACTGCTCAGAGTTTTGAAGAATATATGGGGAACAACAAATTTAAAAATAAGGTCACTCAAAAAGGCGTGCAATACCGAACAGGCGTGTTTTATAATAGAACTGACAACAAATATATTGATATGAAAAATATTGGAATGATTGTTAAGGCGGTGAAATAGATGGGTATTGGGACATTCAAAGAAATTGATAAGGCATCTGCCATAGAAAAAGCCAAAGCATATGCACTCAAGCATGGTTATATTGGTGCAGAACTTCGAGACGAGGACTACCCGCCATATGGTTTTGCTTTTTATCTGCTGTCTGATGACAATGATCAGAATAGAGATGTATTCGCACCCGTTGGATTGCCTGAAGTGTTGGTAATTGATAAAATCACTGGTACTGAAACATTAACAAGAGCTTTAATCTAACATGAGTTTATTAAGAATTGAAATTTAATATGAGCTATGGCTTGCTAAAGGCTATGGCTCTTTTTTATGCCCTTTTTCCTTTGTTGCAGGGCATTTAAAGAACAACATGAGTAAATAGACTCCCAAGTCTTAAAATGCGTGAGAGGAGCTTAAAACGATGAATAACGAAGACACACAAAAAGAAACTACTGAAACTGAAGAAACAGTTGAAACGAAACCAAGTACAGAAGCTGATCAGACTGAAACGGTTAATGACGATCAAGCTGTTGATTCGGATAAAGTGGTTGATAAGTTAAAGCACCGTATTGGTAAGGAACAAGCAGAAAAGAACAGCGCACTCGATCAGGTGAAGGAACTCAAAGCCAAATTGGCTGACTACGAATCCGGCAAGGTCAATGTGAAAAAGCTATCTGACGACGACAAGAAGAAGCAGGAACAAGTCGCTAAAGATACCGAACTTCAGAATTTGCGTGACAAAGTTAAGATCATGGAAGCCAGTCAACAGACGGACGAAGTGTTCAAAGAAGCCGGATTGAGTGTAAGCAAAGACGTGTTGGCAATGGTGGTGTCCGCTAAGGACGAAACCACGTTGTCAAACGCCAAAACATTGATTGACTTTGCAAACGAGATTAAAGAAACCACTCGTCAAGAGTACATGAAAGGTTCGACACCAAAGGTCAATGGTAAGCCTGTTGATACCGATGTGAGCCAAAAACAGTTTGACTTGATGACGATGGCACAAAAGGTCAACTTGCAAGCCAAAAACCCTGAACTATTCAAAAAATTAATTGGAGGAATTTAAAATGGCAGATACAGCACCTACAAAATTAGCAGACTTGGTGAACCCTGAAGTTATGGCACCAGTCGTTTCATATGAATTAACAAAGGCACTTCGGTTCACTAAGTTGGCAGTAGTTGATAACCAACTCAAAGGGACACCCGGTGATACATTAACGTACCCAGCTTTCACCTACATTGGTGATGCTGAAGATGTTGCTGAAGGACAACCAATCCCATTAGACAAGATCGGGTCAACCACTAAGTCAGTTAAGATTAAGAAGGCCGGAAAAGGGACTTCGATTACTGACGAATCAGTTCTTTCCGGTTTAGGTGATCCGGTTGGAGAATCAACCAAGCAACTTGGATTATCTATCGCCAACAAGGTTGATAACGATATGTTGGCAACGGCCAAAACTGGGACGCAGAAAGTTTCAATCACACCGGACGTTGAGGGTATTCGGACTGCCGTTGATATGTTCAGTGACGAAGAAGATGCAACGGTCGTGGCAATTTATAGCCCATCTGACGCATCGTTGGTTCGTGCTGACGCAATCGAAAAGAAGCAAGGTTCTGAAGCGGGTGCGAATGCGCTTATTTCAGGAACTTACTTCGATGTGTTGGGCGTTCAGATTTTACGTTCAAACAAACTTGCTAAGGGTGAAGCAATTTTCATTCGTGTGGATAATGCAAAGCCTGCATTGAAGTTAGTTATGAAGCGTGGCGCACAAGTTGAAACTGATCGTAATATTGTTACTAAGACGACCACAATTACGGCTGATGAACACTATGCTACTTACCTATACAACGATGCAAACGTGGTTGTGGCAACAGTAGCCCCAAAAGCGTAGTCCCTGCTGAAAACGCAGGTGAGTTCGACCCATCAGGCGATGTGAAACCAACAGATTCAAATACAATCGCTGAAATTACTGCATGGTTAGATGCTCACAACATTGATCATACTGGTAAGACTGTGAAGGCAGACTTGCTTGCATTAGTACCGGCTGGATAGTGAGGTGAATCAGGTGGATAACACTGAATTAATGAGTGCAATTCAAGCCCGACTGGAGCTTTCAGACGCAGCGTTTGATAAGTCAAGAGAACGAATCAGTCAGATTTTAACAGATACCCAAGATCAATTCTTGATTAAGCTCAAAGGAGCAGCTACAACCGTTCCTGATGAACTTGGATTTGTTGTTCGTGGTGTGGTAGTCAAGCGGTTCAACCGGTTCAAAAACGAGGGTATGAGTTCGTATGGCCAAGAAGGCCAATCAATTTCATATGAAGCAGATGACTTTGCAGAATTTGAGGATGATTATCAGCAATGGATTGATGATCATGCTGAAGATTCAGCGGATAAGCATAAAATTCGTTTCTTGAATCCATATGCAGTTAAGAAGTCGGGTGATTAGATGAGATTTGATACATTGATTACATTCCATAAATCAGTTAAGACTTACGACCCCGATAAAGGGGAGTATGACACGACGAATGAAGTATTGCAGACAACTCTTGGAAATGTGGTTGATACCGGTACGGACAGAGCCACTGAATTGTTTGGTGATGTTAATACTAAGTCTAAGACCATCTGTTTATCGGAACACGTATGGTTCGATTGGGAATGGTTAACGTTGCCAGAAGATGCCAGTAAATATGTTCGGTTGACTTCAAGGGAGCCACTTAATGCAGACACATTGATTGTGGGTGAATCGCATGAGTAGGTTAGATGTTAAGCTTTATGGAATTGATAAGTTACAAAGCAAATTAAACAACACGAATCTGAACGGAGTTAGACGTTTAGTAGCTGAAAATACGGCTCAATTGCAGGCTGGTGCAGTACGACGTGCTTCATATCACGGGCACTATGAGGGTAATAAGTTTGTGAAGCCTACGGGCGCTACAAAGAGAAGTATCGGCTTTGATATTACCGACATGGGGATGCGTGGAATTGTGGGAATGGGAACATACTATTCACCATATTTGGAGCTAGGAACGCGTTACATGAGTGCACAGCCCGCATTGAAACCGGCGTTTGAAGTACAAAAAGCAATTTTCGTAAAAGATTTGATGAGAATGTTGAAGTAGGTGATTGGATTGAAAGCACCAGATCAAGACTTATTTGATTCGATGTACAAATTATCCAAAAGCCTTGGGA